CCTCACATCCCTTACGGGCTCTGTTTTGCGCGATCTAGAAGTCCAATTAGCTGCCTGCTATAAGCAAGAGCGAGCGAACTTAAAGAGGTTGCATAAAGCCTGTTCCCGAGCACTAAAACGGTTCAATTCAAAGGATGTAGTCACAACCGACTTCCCATGGTAAGGAAAACCTAACCGGGACTGCTCTAACCTAAGAGGTTGGCTCGTCGCCACCTTGTAATGCACGAACTCCTTTTAAGGAAGCTGTGATGGTCTACGACCAAAAGTTACAGGGAGCAATTCGCCATCGTCTTTTCGTTTTCGGAGTACCAGCTGTACACCATAAGGCATTTGCCGAATTGGTGGATCGCTGGGTGCATTGCTCAGGCACAGAGTGGACTGTAAAGAGATTGAAATCTCTTAAGGTCGACCTGTATCGTGTCCGATCCTCTCTTCCGCTTATTACTAAGTGTAAGAAAAACCGAAAGGGTTTACCTTTTGGTGTGGTAGGATCACTGTTTTCGTACGCCTTGAAGAGTGAACGGACCTTTCAATCCGTTGTTCACACTCTCATGTGCTATACCCTCTTTCAGAATCACCAACTTAGTGACTCTCAGAAAGAAAAGTTTGTAACGGCAGTCAATGCCAGCACAAGCAAGTACGATGACACTTTCGTAGAAGGCTTTGCAACCTTCATGAAAAGCCAAAGCATAAGGTTGAACATCTCTGGGGATCACACCCCATTGATCTTCTACCGTGGTTCAGAGAGTAAAAAGACCCCTATCTTAAATCACAGAAGTGTGGTTCAATCTAGTTCTGGACTTTCAAGTGCCAGCTACTTTGTAGGCAAGCTAGCTCATCGCTCGCTATACCTTAAGTATGAGTCTCTGTACGGGCCTGTTTGCAAAGGTCTGGATCTCCAGATCGATGCTCGTAGGCTGCGAGGGTTGAACTTCGTTGAGAACGAAGTTCTGGGAGGTGAAGTACACTTCCTCCAGGAACCGGGACTAAAGTTGCGAGCAATCGCTTCTCCATTCCTAGTCCACCAGTTGGCCTTAGGCCCACTCGGTAGAACCCTATTCTCTCATCTGCGTACACTCCCTTGGGATTGCACGCATGACCACAGCAAACCTGTTTCTTTACTCCAACAACACCTTGCCAGCGGGCAGCAAGTACACTCAGTGGACTTGTCTAACGCAACTGATTATTTCCCCTTGGAAGTTCAGCTTAGAGCCTTGACAGCTCTCTGTGGCAAACATCCTTCCATTGATCTCTTTAGTGAGATTAGCAGAGCCACATGGAAATCAACCATTGGCCCAATCTGCTGGAAGCAAGGCCAGCCTCTTGGATTGTATCCAAGTTTTGCTAGCTTTGGAATGACACATGGATACTTGTTAGCATACCTCCTTGGAAAGAGGTATAACAACGAGTTCTTTGTGCTCGGTGATGACGTGGTGATC